TACTGATATACCATCTTTGACTTTGTTCCATGGTAATTGTTTTTCTGTGACTACCTTACCATCTGGGTATTTTGCAATAAACATGTTTTTATATTATTTTAAGTTTTTCTTACAATTATTTTTTACTGCTTATTTTTTTTCCTCTAATTTTGCGATCTTAGCTTCTAAGAACTCTTTTCTCTTGTCGTAAGAAGGTAGTCTTTCCTCCTTTTTGTCTTCTCTGTCTTTTTGAAAGTCCTCAATTGCTTTAACCTCTGCTTTGTAAGCGTCTAAGTTAGCTAACTCTGCACAGTTATCACAAACAAATGTTGTGAAATCGCCCTCTCCTGTTGTTTCGATTTTTGCACCACATTTAGTACAAACGATTTTTTTAACTTCACTCATATTTTTGTATTTAGTTAGTTATTATACAGTTACTCCTACCTCACCTGCGTCCACTACGCTTGATTCTGGTAAAGTTAGTTTATATGGACCTGCTGCCCAAGATGTTCCTGTGTTACAGTATCTAAATCCATGAGTTCCAGGAGTTAAGGTTGTCCAAGTTGGAGTTCCTTCTGTTCCTTCATTAAATGCCCATGTTAATGTTGGAGCTGATCCAGTATAAGTGTATCTGATCTGAATTAAGTGAGCCATTGAACTTGTTGAAGGTACTGTTGCGTCATAAGGAGCTTCTAAACCGATATTAAAGGTAATATACTGCCCTGCTGTTGGAGTGTTAGCTGCAGTTACATAATTTGTAGTACCTTTTAATCTGTTTTTAACCGCTGATCCAGCAGTAGCACTTGCAGGCTTCCAGTTTGCTCCTGGTGTTGTTGCTCCTGCGTTTGTATCAGCCAAGTAAAGCATAGGCTTACTTGAATTTCCTGCTGTACCTGTGAAAATTTCTTTTGCAGTTGTAGAACCGCTTGCGTCTTTAGCTGGGAAAGTTGCTGAATTGTCCCAAGCTTCGTATTTAGGAGCTGTTGATAATGCTTGACTAAATGTGATTTTGAACACGTTAGCCGCGTTAGTATTTCCTGCTCCTACTGCTTTGTTTGGTATTGACATGTTTGTTATCCTTTATTTTTAATTTTGACTTTTTTTCTGTTTTCGACTTTAACCTAGTATCGTTATCAATCATTTTATTTTTTGATATGAACATACTTTTAGCCCATATAGTGGAGCTTTCACCCCACTATATAGAGCATTATCGTTAAGAGCCAGATTCTATTTCGTTCTTTAGAACGCTGATTCCTTCTGGTAATACACATACGTAACCAACTCTTTCTACAACTCTCATTGCAATCATGTCTTGTTCTGCAAGATTGATTGGAGTTAAGCTGTCAGTGTCAGTAATTGTTGCTTCCTCAAGAATCTTAACTCTGATTTGTTGTTTGTCTCCTAAGATACAAGATTTTTTAAGGTCTCCGAAAATGATCCATGGATCACCGTCTTGTACTTCATCAGGTGTTGGTAATGCATCTGATAATTCATAAGGTCTTCCCCAAATCTTACCTGGTGCGTTGTCTGTTGGCTGTTGTAATATATATCTACCTTGATTATCTTTTAACTGTTGTAAAAGAATTTCTGTATCAGGATTGAATATATATGTACCATTCCTTCTTGCTGCGGCTGGCATTCCTTTCTTCATGTTAAGAACGTCATCTGCTGTAACATTAGCTGTTCCAGCTTTCTTTTGGTGTGTTACGTTAACAGTTCCAAGATTTAAGATTCCAGTCCAAGGAGAACCTGTTCCTGCTAAGAATTGTGCGTCTTCTTCGATTCCAATTGCTTCAGCAAATAATTCTCCTAATAATGAAGTTAATGGGATAGCAGAATCTTCAAGAATTTCCTCTGTTAAAGGACAAATGGCTGCTAACTTCTTTAATGTCTGAACAACTGGGCTAAATTTAGGTTGACTTGAACTCTTTTTAGCTCCTTCGTTAGTCCAGTATACATTTACTGCAGCTGCTAAAGCTGTAATATCTCTTTCATTGCCTGGGCCACCAAAAGGTAAATATCTCATGTTTCTTCTAGCTACACCGTATTCAGGAATGAATCTGTATACTTCTTTTAATAGCTCTGATGGTATTGATATACCTGCCTTAGCGTCATCAGGAGATTCTCCAGATGTAGAAGTTGTTAAAGCTTTTGCTCTTGAATAATCTCTATTCAAAAGTGCTTTCATGAAGTCTCTTGTTTTTTTGTCTTTTTCAGCCTCAGTTGGTGCTTTTACTTCGTTGCTTTCTAAAAACCCTTTTCTAGCTTTTGTTGCTCCTGCAAAGAATTTATTAACAATTCTTTCTGCAATTTCGTCAGCTTTTGCATTAGCATTCTCGCTTGTGCTTTTAGAAATTAATTTTTTAACATCTTCCTCTGACATGAAATCTTCATCGTCTTCGTCTTCTTCGTCTTCATCTTCTCCCTCAAAAGACTTTATAGTAGTTTGGAATTTTTCTTTTGTTGCCTCATCCAATTGAGAAACATGACTAAAAAGGTAAGCCTTTTCTTCGTTTGTAAGTTCTGCTTCGTTTTTGGCAATAATTGATTTTAATTTTTTACTCATAGTTTTTAATTTTATTTTTTTCTTCTAATAATGATCTTATCGCTTTATTGAATGTTTTAACCAAGATTTTTTTACCTTTTTTAGAAGGTTGTCGACCATTCTTTTTAATGGCAGTCAGGGTCTCGGAAACATCCCCTATCGCCTTTTCTAACTTTGTTAGTCTTTCATTTATTTTGCATTTCGCTGTGTCTTGTGATTTTTCTTCATGTATTTTTTCACTTATGCTATATGCAATAGCTACTGCTTGTTCTTTTTCGTATCCACCATCAATAAATTCATTTATTTTTCTTACAATACACTCGCTTTCTGATTCGTCGGCATCACATAAGATGTCTTTTGAATGGTATGATTTTCTTTTTAATAACTGTTTTTCTTGAAATGACATTAATGGCTCGACATCTATTCCAGCAGATTTAGCTAACGCATAAGCATTAGCAGGCACATTTACACATGACATTTCATACAAAACATTTACTGTAAGAACATTTCTGTTGTTAATTTCATCATAGCCACCATCTCTGTTTTCAAATCCTGCACTGAATGCTCTCATGTATCTACCCTTGTAAAGCTTGTATAATGTCATTGCAAAGTCATACTCCTTAGCTGCAAATTGAATTGCGCCAGCTAAGTTTCCATCTTCGTTTAATCCAATTTCTATTATTTTTCCTACAGCTGGTTGCCAATGATCATGAGCGAACAGAACCACAGGGTTGAGTAAGAATTGGCCAATATCCCAACCTGATTGGACAACAACATCTCCTTGCCTATCTTCATCGTTGGTTGAAAACACTCCCCTGATGATATAATTTTCATCATCTCCAGGACGTTGATCTGTTATAGATTTTAAATAAAGTTGTTTATATTTCATTTTTATTAATAAAAAACGGCGGATTTAAGCATTTTAGCTTATTTCCGCCGTCTGTTTGACGTTACGTTTAATTATTCTGTCTCTTCATCGAATATCATTATTGAAAATGTAATGTGCTTCCCACTAAAGTTTATTTCTATTTTCCCCTTTTGCGATTCTTTAATTTTATCCACATGCTTATCAATTAACCTTTTGATTGCATCGGTTTTTTTTGTGTCTGTTTTATATATCATACCACATTATTTTTTATGTTTCAATAATTAATCCTCTATAAAAGCACCACCAAGAACACATCGACAATTTGGTTCTTGTGGATATTGTAATCCGTTTGAAAAAGTTTCACCATTTTTTCTTATTTCTCCGTCCAACATAGCATGTTCTGGCCTTACCCTGCTATCTTCTGCACTAATCCATTCTTTTCCATTAACAACATCTGATTGTTTAAAGCTTTCTAATATGCCTTCGTTATTAGCCACTGTAGCTTCTGTTCTTGCTATTAACTCGCTTCTATAAGAAGGAAAGTCGTCATATACCGATTCCACCCTTTCCATTAAACTAACAATGCCTTCACCACTTGATATTCCTTCTGATAGTGTTTTTTCTAGCCCTGTAAGTGTTGTGTTGGTAATTGATTCAGAAAAGAACTTTGCTCTTTTTTGAATAAAATCTTTAATTCTATCTGCGTTCATTGTGAAATTCTCTTGAGGAGCAATATTTAATAAAGATTCTTTTCCTGATTCGTATAAAAATTCTTCAATGTAAGGAAGTATGAAGTCTATACTTAAATCAATTTCTTTTTTCTTATTAAATAATGATTCTATATCAAACTTTCTTTTAAAAGACTTTACTTTCTTTTCAAGATTGCTTACAACTCTTGCCTTTTGTTTTATTGCAAATTCATCCATTGCATCTTTAAGCTTTAAAGTTTTTGTATCTATGCTTTTATTAACCATGTCTGCATATATTTTTCTTACTTCCTCGTCCTGAATCATTGGTCTTGATGACTTTTTCTTTTTTGTTGATTTTTCTACAAACTGTTTTGCTACAGCTTCAAGAATTCTCATTTTTTGTTTTAGTACAAATTTTCCTTTAAAATTATACTTTTGAGGAACTTTACTTGCTTTAATTATCTTTTCATTGCTTTCGCTGTCTTTTTCAATAAGTTGTATCATTTTGGTCCTATCTTCAGAAGATAATCCGCCAATAGCTTGTTGCATAATTGGCATATATATGCTCCATCCTCCTTGAATAGGTGGTTTTCCTCTTGATTCTCTTACCTCGTTAATTAAAAAGATATTGTTTTTAACAAGCTCTGTGTCTTCCTTTAGTTTAAATTCTTTATCTTCTAAATTTGGTTCATTAAATCCATAAAAGATATTTTCTCCAAAATCGATATATGCCATTTCTTCATTGGCTTTTTCTATTATGGCTTTTATTTCTGGCGCAACAACTTCTGACAAAAATACTGCCATAGCTGTCTCGGCATTTGCTCTATTTACATCATCAGTTATGCCCAACACAGTCTTTGTCATTCTGAAAGCTACAAGAATATCATCTCTTGTTAGTCTAAGGCCCTCTATGTAGTCCATGTCTTTCTGGGTAATAGATATTAATTGGTATTCCATTCCGCCTTGAAGTAATCCTATTTTACTTGAGTTTTTAATTCCACCGTGGCTTTTTGCCCAACTTTTTTTCAATTGGGTTTGTTGATCTTTGGTCAGTATTTTAGGACTCTTAATTACAGCATCTGGCCTACTATTATTTGCAAAGAAGTTTCTTTGATATTTTGTAGCATATTCTTCTGTTTGAACTCTTATACTTGCTGGCATTAATGCTGAAATTCCTCTGTATGTGTTTGTTGGATCAGGATAATCTTTAAAATGTACAATGTCTTCAGAAGCAAAGTTTATTCTTGTTCCATCTCCTCTATTAAAAACATATCCTCCAACAACTTTAACTGGATCACTCACAATGGTCATCATATCAGGTCTTAAATTCCAAAGCTCAATAACCTTTCCGCTATTGTTTCTTATTTTTAACCAAAAAGCATCTCCAGCAGTTTTTTTATTGATGATTGTCGTCATTAAAAATTCTGCCTTTGTTTGAAAATCATTAGGCCTATAAATAAGGTCTAATGCTGGATGAGTTTTTATTTCTTCTATATCACCTTTTGAGTTTTTAACCTTATAAAGGTTAATGTCTATACTTCCAACTTTCTCCGCTATCTTACTTATGCAAGCAAAAACATATAAAGACTTTTTATATCTTTCCATTAGTCCTACTTCATTCAATTCCGAAGGAACAAGTTTTGAAAGAAGTTCAAACCCTCCCATTGGAACTGATATTGATTTTTCCTTGCTACCAAACAAGTTTTTAAAGAAAGTCATATTTTCTATATATATTATAACATATCAAAAAAATAATACAACTATTTTATAACCAGTCAAATGCAACTCCAGAAGAATTAAAATAAGTATATACCGCATAACGTACAGCATCTAAAAAGTGGTCGTTGTGCTTCACTGGTTCGTCTATTTTTTTGCCGTCTTTACCAACTTTCCAAGAGTAAGATCTTGCCTCTTTGATTCCATTAATAGAGTCTTTTGTTATATAAAGTCCTCTTCTTTTTAAAGCATCGATTCCCATGAGAACGTCTTTATCAGCTGGACAAATCGTAAATCCTGCATCTTCTAACTCTTTAATTCTCTGTGGCTCTGCACTATCTGCATATATCATTTTATTAAACATCTTTTTTGACTTAAGCCATTCGATTAGATCACTATTTGTCATGAACTTTCTATACAATCTTTCTCTTGCGTAAATGTCATCATCTTTAATAGCTACTTCAGCAAGGCATGTTTCGTTGTTAAATCCAAAGTCTAGTCCATATATCCGTTCTGTATCTTTAGGTAAGTCATCGCAATACTTAAAATGAGTATATATTTTATTTTCTGACACTCCTCTTAATCCAAGTCCATATATGCGCCAATAGTTTTCATCTGTATTTTTAAGTCTTTCTAATTCAGCTTTAACGATTGGATCAAGGAAGACATTATCTCTATATGTAGAATGAATAAGTTCGCAATCATCTCTTGTTAGCACATTGTCATAAATCCAATGAAACTCATCAGAGGGATTGTAATCAAGCAATATCTGACC